ACGAGATCGCCGAGCAGCACCCCGACAGCGCCTACGCCACGGACCGGGCCAAGCTCGACGCCGAAGACTTCGTCGACCCTGACGGCCGCCGCTTCCCGATCGGCTCCTGTGCCGACGTCGGGAAGGCGGTCTCCTCCTACGGCCGGGCCGACCCGAAGATCCCGTACGCGAAATTCAAGGCGCGGGTGACCGCCATCGCCAAGCGCAAGGGCTGCGAGGGCAGCCTGCCCGACAACTGGAAGGCCGGAGAGAAGATGGCCGCGCTCATGGCCGGGGCCGCGCCGGTCGCCCCGCCGAAGGAGTGGTTCGACGACCCGAAGCTGACCGGGCCGACCCCGCTGCACATCGACGACGACGGCCGCGTGTTCGGCCACGTCGCCGCATGGGACACCTGCCACGTCGGCATCGGTGACTCCTGCGTGAAGCCGCCGAAGACGGTCACCTCGTACGCCTACTTCCACACCGGCGAGGTCAGGACCGCTGAGGGGTCCAGCGTGGCCGTGGGGCGCCTGACGTACGGCGGCGGCCACGCCGCCCCCAACCTCGGCTACCGGGCCGCTGCGGAGCACTACGACCGGACCTCAAGCACCGGCGCCTACGTGCGGGCGGGCGAAGACGAATACGGCATCTGGGTGGCCGGGATGCTGGCCCCCGACGCCGACGAGTCCGCGATCTTCAAGATGCGGGCGGCGCCGCTGTCCGGTGACTGGCGGCGGGTCGGTTCCAACCTGGAGATGGTGGCCGCCCTGCACGTCAACACGGCAGGCTTCCCGATCCCCCGGGCGCTGACGGCGGGCGCCGACGAGCGCGTGTTGTCCCTGACCGCCGCCGGTGCCCTGCCCCGTGTCATCGACACCCCGTTTACCGGGCTGACCACGGACGCGCTGGGGTCGATGGACACGACTGAACTGGGCCGGGCCATCGCCAAGGGCATGATCGCCGAGCAGCAGGAAGCCGCGTTCCGCAAGGAGCGGGCGAGCGAGTGGGCGGAACTGGTCGCGGCGGCCACCTCCGAGGATCACGGCGCCGATTACCATGAGGCCATGGGCGGTCTTCTCGTCGCCTTGGTCGAGTAGGAGGAGGCCCGATGGGCTGCAACTGTGGTGGAGGCGGAAGCGGCCTCGGCAACTACGAGGTGAAGGACGCCAGCGGCAACACCGTGAAGACGTTCTCCGCCGTACGGGAAACCGAGGCGAAGGCGTTTGCGGCGAAGCTGCCCGGCGCCACTTGGCGCAAGACGTCCTGAGACACGGAAAAGGCCCGCACCCCCTTCCCTGGGGTGCGGGCCTTTCGTATGCGTGCGGGTCAGACCAGACGGGCCACGATCAGCCGCACCGACATGGCCGCGTACCGCCGGGCCAGCCGGTACTTACCCCGCTTGACCGACTTGACGGCGGCCACCATCGAGCAGCAGCCCTTCTTCTTCTTGCCCGTGCCGGTCTTGATCTTCCTGCGGCGCCCGCCGGGGCCACCCGGGTTCGAGTTACCCCCGCCATACGGGTTCGGGTTGTGACCCAATGGCTCAGGAGTACGACGAGATCGTGTTGTTGAAACCCGACCCCATCTGCCCGGTCATCGTCCCGGCGTACAGGGTCGCGTGGGAGCCGGTGCAGCCCCCGGCGGTCCAGACGACGATGTTGCGGGACGTGTTGTTGTCGAACGCCGTGAACCGGTCATTGCTGCCGGACGGCACGGAGTGGCAGGCGCCGGTGATCTGGGACTGCGGGATCGGCCAGGCCGCCCCGCAGTAGCCGACCGGGCAGCCGTCCCAGAACGAGACGTATCCGGCCGGTCCCTGGTGGGCGGCGAGCGCCGGGGTGGCGCCGGACGCCACGGCGAAGCCGGAGGCGACCAGGGCGGCACCGACGACGGCCGCGAGCTTGTTGCGCATGTGTGCGCCTTCCTGTCGGAGCGGAAAAAGGCGGGGCCTGGTCAGGTTCTGCGGCCCGGCAGCGCGACTTGATCGCCTTCTCTGCCGGGGGTCCTGATCGGCCCCGATTCAGTTGTGCTCCGGTTTCCACCTTTAAAGACGTTGTTCACCGGCAACCCAATGTCTGTCTGCGCTAAGCCTACACGATCCTTGCCTCCAGGCGCAAGAGGGGCGTACGCTGAGCGCAGACAGATCGAGGAGGGCAGCATGGGACGGGCATACGAGAAGAACGTACAGCGGCTCAAGCAAGCCCAGAGGGCAGTTGGCCAGCCGCCCGAACGGACCGATCCCCGCACCCGCGCGGAGATCGAATCATTCATCAAGGGCTTCGGCATGAGCGCGGCGGCCACCCGGCAAATCGTGGACGAGTGGCACGCCGACCAGGGCCGCGCACACAGGGCTGCCTGGGACGACGCCTACAACTCGTACATGGAGTAGCCGTGGCCGAGCCCCTGTTCGAGGTAGAGCAGGCCGACCCCGGCCGCGAGCATCAAGCCTGCGACCGGTGCCTCACCGGCGCATGGGCCTCCAACGACGCCTTGCGCGTGCGAGGCTGGGCCGTCTACGACGGCACCTCTCAGACCCACCGCCCCCTGCACGTCCGGATCTGCCCGGCATGCCAACGGAAGGAAGCCCGCCTGTGAGCCTCGAACCTTCACTCGCCGCGACCGTCGACCGCCTGGCAGCCGAGCCCGTCGACTGGAATGCGTACCGTAAGTGCTCGCAGATCTGCCGGGCCGAAACCGGCGAGCCGTGCTTCTCCCTGAGCGGCACCGTCGTCGGCGGTCGGCCGGACGGGGTGCGCACCCCGCTCACCCACGCCCACGCCGCCCGCAAGCTGCGCACCAGGAAGTAACCACCGCCAAGAGGAGAACCGTGAAGCGCCACCTGATCGCCGCCGCCCTGATCATCGGCGGCCTGTCCATCCCTGCCACGGCGCACGCCGCCGACACCACCCCGGCCTGCGACATGCCGACCGGCTGGTACGCCAACCTCGACGAACAGGATCGGCTTCCCACCCCCACCGAAGACGGCCTGAAGTTCGAGGGCAGCGACCTCATCCACCACGTCACCGACGGCACCGTCGAAGACCTCACCCCCGGCACCTTCGCGGCCAGCCCGGCCCCCGACCAGGACAGTTTCTTCTCCGTCGAGGTGTCCGGCGCCGACGGCGGCTACGGAACGCTGCGCTGGAACACGAGCACCAGCAAGTGGAACCTCGTCACCGGCGGCCAGTTCTACGAGAACGCCGACGCGGCGGCCCTGGTCGACATGCCCGCCGCGCACCGCAGCCACCACGTCACGTCGTTCGGGGTGGGCTACACGGAGAACCCGCCCGGCACGGTGGCCACGACCGTCTCGTCGGTGACCTACGGCGGCCACACCTACGAGCTGGGATGCACGCCGCCGGTCACGGCCACCACCAGCCCGACGGCGACCGCCAGCAGCTCCGCCAAGCCGACGGCCAAGGCGACGAGCCCCAAGGCGAGCGCGAGCGCGACCGCCGTTGCGGGCTCCGGCTCGCTGCCCGTCACCGGGCCGCCGACCGCCCTGATCGGCGCGATGGCCGGTGGCCTGCTCCTGGGCGGCGCGATGGCCCTGCTGCTCGCCAGCCGCCGCCGCAAGAACCGCTTCATCGCCTGACCGCTACGCACGCAAAGGGCCCCCACCAGCTCGGTGGGGGCCCTTTGCGTGCGCCTCAGGACGCCTTGACCGCCTTGCCCTGCGTGTCCGTACCCCGCAGATGGGTCTCGATCTCCGTCCAGCCCTGCTTGCGCAGGACGTCCGCGATGTCGCCCGGCGCCACGTTCGCATACCACTCGTCGCCGATCAGGCCCGGAACCGGCTCGATACCGGAGTGCGCCGGACGGCCCGGCCCGGCGCAGGTGAACAGCAGCCAGCCGCCCGGCCGCAGCAGCTCCCACGCGGTCTGCAAGATGAGCGCCCAGCCGGGGGTGTGCTCGAACACCTCCGTGCAGATCACCAGGTCGTAGGCGTTCTCGTTGCCGCGCCAAGTAGCCGCGTCGGCCACGATATGCACGTTCGGGCCCTCCCGCAGGTCCAGCACGTGATAGGGGTTGGCCTGCGGGAACAAGCTGCGCGGCGACCCGTTCAGGTCCCGGCCGCCGATGTCCAGCACCGCCAGATCCTCATCGCTGCGGAACTGTCCGATCCAGGACAGGACTGCCTCATGCACCGGGCGCTCCTGCCTTCGGGTGCCAGCGGGTCGAGTGGTCGCCGAGATAGCCCGGGGCGGGCTCATCGGCATAGAAGTAGGCGGCCACCGACCGGCGGGCCCGGGTGTTCGGCACCGGGTGGCCGTGCCACGACGATCCGGAGGTGCGGAACACCACGGTCCGGTTGAATTCCGGGTTGATGGTGACGGCCGGGCCGTCGTCGTCCCAGAGCTGGAGCTGGCCGCCCTCGTCGTCCTGCCAGTCGTGGTTGAGGTAGACCAGCATGTTCAGCCAGCGGTACCGGTTGGTGGCCGGGGAGCGGCTGAAGTCGGCGTGCATGGCGAGGTAGCCGCCGGGCTCGATGAGGTGGTAGCCGCCGCCGATGGTCTCCATCGTCAGGGGTGGCGTGCCGAACGCCTTGGCGAGCCCTTCGGCCTGTGCCGCCATCTGCCGGAGGATCATGATCGTGGAGACGCCCCACATGCGCGGGTGGCTGCCTTCCAGCTTGCGTTCGGTGCTGTTGGAGAACGACTTCCAGCCGGGCGCGTCCGGGCCGGGGAATTCGGCCAGGGTGCTCTCTAGGAGCTGGGGCTGGAACAGGCCGTCGGCTACGAGGTGCGGGAAGGGGTGCAGCTTGACCTGGATCTCCCCGTCGTTTTCGATCATGACTCCTCCTGGAACTTGGCATACCGGGCGCTATACAGCGCCTGATCGGTACCGGCGGCCAGCTCGCCGACACGGTAGACGTCGTCCTTGACGGCCTTGCCGTAGTACGGGTGCAGGTGCTCGACGTGCGACGCCAGGCACGGCGCCCACGCGCCCCGCCACTTCGCCGCCTGCACGATCTCGTTGTCGACGAACCAGTGCCGGTAACCCTCATGGCAGACGACACCCGGGCCGTCCCACGACGCGCCGACGTTCTCCACGTAGTCGCGGCGGATGAGCAGGTGGGTGGCGTGCTCGCCCGCCGTGACGGCCGGGTTGCCGAGATCGTTGGTGCCGACCACGCTCTTACCCGTCGACCGGGCGGTCTGCATGGCCTGATCCAGCCAGCCCTTGTGGAAGAGCACGTCGTCGCCGACCAGGAACAGCCACGGCTCGCCGGACACCAGGTATCCCCGGTTGACCTTCTCGGCGAACGACCCCATCGACCGCAGGTAGTAATACCGGTCGATCACGTCGTGTTCGAGGGAGAGCGCCCTCGACCAGGCGTCGACGGTCTCATCGTCGTCAGCGTCCGCCATCACGTAGACGCGGACCTGCATGAGCTGGTCCGTGGTGACGCTGGCGGCCAAGGAGTCCATGAAGCCCTGAGCGTTCTGAGGCCGCTTCGCCACCGGCACGATGATCGCGATCTGCTCGGTGGCCTCGGGCACCTGCTGGTCGCGGATCGGGGAGGTCTGGGCGGCCTCCCTGGCGGCATTCTGGTTGACCGTCAGCTTCGGCCACTGATGCGGCGGCAACGGCAGGATGCTCATGGGCGGCGGCGTGAACGGCTTCATCCGGTAGTCCTCAGCCCCATACCAGGCGGTCTTCTGGTGGGTGGTGATGACGCCGGTGTGCACGAGGATCGGCAGGCCGACCTGGTGCGCGCGCAGACAGAACGACACGTCCTCCCCGCAGCGCTCCCCGTCCGGTCCGGGGATCCGCTCGAACCAGATATTGGGCGGGGCGCCCTGCTCCCGCAGCCACGCCGACTGCTTCTCGTACACCGAACGGTGGGTGAGCAGCAGCCCGCATCCGGTCGCCCCGACCCGGGTCGGCTGGTCGGTCGGCCAGTCCTGCCGGGTGATCATCTTGTAGGCGCCGGGCATCCCCGACTTCGGCTCGATCCACGCCCAGTCGTACAGGGTCGGGGCGAGACTGGAACGCAGGCCACCCCGGAAGTCGTGCGAGTAGTCGCCCTCGATGAAGCACAGCCCGCCGACGATCGGCGCGGTCACGGGGTCGGCCACCGACAGCAGCTTCTCCAGGGCGTCCGACTCGAAGCCGATGTCGGTATCGATCCAGAGCAGCCAGTCCGAGTCGCTGGCCAGGAACGCAGCGGCGGCCGTGTTGCGGGCGTGGGACAGTTCCATCGACCGGCCCCACACCGGGCAGAATGACCCGTTGTTCATCAGGCCGGAGTTGTGCAGCAGGTGGTCCCCGTTGGCCTTGTCGTAGGCGGCCATGCGCCACAGCGACTCGACGTAGTTCCACCCGGCATCGTTCAGGTGCGGCGTGCCGATGCACACCTTCTCCCCGGCGCGCGGGTTGAGGGCACGATCCAGGTCGATCTTGGCGTTGGCGGCCTTCGCCAACCGCGCCGACTCCTCGACCGCCTCGGGCGTGAAGTGCTCATGGTCCCCAACCCAGTAGGGATGCAGTTCAGGCATGTTTGACGGCTCCTCCTCCGTATAGCGGCAGAGTACCGCTATGATCCCCGCAGGTGTATCCGTGCTGCCACGGTCCGGCGGAGCGCTCGAAGTGAAGAGAGCACGCAGTGCCAAACCTGCCTTTCCAGGTCCCGACAACCGGAGACGGCTCCTATGCCTTCTCGGAGATGTCGACGGAGGACCTGACTTCGATCCGCTCGCAGGCCCGTGAGGCCGCAGCGACGTACGCGGAGATGGACGTCT